ACCAATGGTGCTTGACAATCAAGGTAATTGGATTAAGAAGATAGTATGACCTCAAATACATTAAAAAAGACCCTTTTAAAGAGCCATAGAGCCACGCAGAGCGATAATTCTGCATTTTCTGAACAGGTATCAGGGAATCACTATAAAAGCCTTAAAATTCAGCCTTTAGAATATTGCATGGCTAACAATTTAAACGCATGCCAAACTCATGTTGTTAAATATGTTTCTAGATATGATAAAAAATGGAAAGCTAAAAAAGATCAAATAAAAGATTTAAAAAAAGCAAAGCATGTAATTGATATGCAAATAGAATTATTGGAGAAAGAATAATATGTGGTTGAATTTATTATCTTTAGGTGTAAAGACAGGTGCTAAGCTGTACCAAAATAAACAACGAACAAAACAGTTGATGTCAGATGCTCAAATGCGTCACGCAGAGCAAATGGCGAAAGGCGAGATTGAATATAAAGCAAAAGTTATTGAAAGTAATGATAATGGTTGGAAAGATGAATTTGTCCTTGTTCTCGTATCTTTGCCTATTCTTTTATTGGGTTATTCTGTTTTCTCTGACGATCCTGACATACGCATAAAGCTAGATACATTTTTTGAATATTTTAAAAATCTTCCATATTGGTACCAAGCAATTTTCATAGGAGTAGTTAGTGCAATCTATGGACTTAAAGGTGCAGACATCATGCGTAAGAAATAGTATAGTGTCCAGATGGACAATATTAAAGTTGACGCAGTAATCACAGATTTAGAATTACAATTAGAAACAAGAAGCAGTCCTTATGGCTCTTATGTAAATTTTAGATTTATAGATACCTTTCCTTATTTTACAAAAGTAAATGAAATGATTGAGGAAATTAAAAAAAGAGATGATGTTGAATTAATCAACTATGAGTATTCTTACACAGGAATACATGAAGATACCGATTTAAAATATTTTGATATTACTAGAAACTAGGGCAGTTCAGAACCAGTTAAGGAACCACCCTAGCCAAACTACTCACTCTCGCTCATAGTTCTATTTACTAACGCAAGGATTGTTAGTAAAATTCATTTAATCTATTAATTTCTTGTTAGCTTTTCTGTAGCTATATTGTTAATAGATTGTTGCTTTAAGTTCTCACAATAGCTATGACCATTCTTCGCTTCTATTTTACAATAAAGATATATTTTTTTCTTATCAGAAAGTTGTTTTTTAACATTCTTATATCTTTCATCATTAGTAGCTTTAACTTTAGCTAATGAAACAGAAAGTGATTCGTTAGTCATTTTTTCATTAACCACATAATCAAAAACCTCTTGCACTTGATCTTTGACTTCATCATAATCTATTTCAGATTTGACAAATCTTTTATCAAGTGCGTCAAGGTATGCGATTATCCTATGAGGGTCAAAGGATTGTGGTCGCATTGTGATATATTTAGCTAACTCGTTTGACATTAACCTAGTTCTTGTTCATACATTTCTGGGTTAAAATCAGTTGCGTTTTCTTTAGCCCAGTCTATTTCTTCTCTTGGACTTTCTGGCAACTTATCATCAGTCAGCTGAATACCTTGTTTAGCTTGTTGATAATTTTGTTGTGGTTGTGGTTGAGGATTATAACCAGCTTTATTAAATGGCTTAACCATATAGCAAGTTACAACTTGTTCCATACCATCGCCATATTTAGTTGGCTCGTTTTGTTGCGTTTTACTACCCCATTTTAAAACATGACCAGATCGTACATACTCTTGTACTTCTGGACTGTTTAACCAACTGGAAATTTCATTAATTCCATATAGCTTTTTAGTTATGCTACATTGGAATTGAGCCTTTGTTGATGAGGCTTGATATTCCATTTTAGGTGCTTTGTTTCCTGTACTGTATAGCTTTAATGATAGCCCACAGAATGGTAGTCTTTGTGTTTGCATTTGTGTCATGTTTTATCCTATTATTGTTTCTGTTTTTTTTGTTTAGGTTTATTACTTTCCATAGCTAACATCATATATTTAGCACCAAGAAAAGCATTAAACATTTCTTTATTTAAAGGAAGTTCCTTAACTTCAATCTTGCTATCTTTTTTAGGCAATCTAATAATTAGACCTTTAGCAATTTTTTGTTTAGTTTCTTCCTCGTAGGCATACTTATATGCATTTAACTGTAATGTATAATCAAATGATATATGATTACTTGTTTTAATATCTGCTAAAACAAGATTGCCTTGCTTGTCCTTTAGAACAAGATCAAGAGTACCAGCATAGTTGTGTTTTTTAGAAAATATTTTTTTCTCTAATTCAACTACTTGATATTCTTGGGTTTTCCACCAATCTAAAAATAAATTCCAGCAATTAACAACTGCCTTATCAGATTGGTTAGGAATTTTTTTACCTTGAAGATAATCTTCTATCAAGCCATGTACTACACTTCCAACTAAACCAGCATCATCTTTGATCTTATCAGTTTTATTTGTAGCTTGATGTATTATTCTTTCAAGGGATACTCTGTCTAATGTTTGACCATTATCCATTATGTGGTTAATTGAATCTTTTATCTCTCTTATAGGAGTATAAACTAACCAATTAACTAATTGAGGTTTTGGAATACCTTTACCGCATATTCCTGTTACACTTTCAACTTTCTCGCCATTGCAATAATAGATATGGTTTTGATCATCAAAGTCTAACTCTATACCATTTTTTAACTTATGTTTTATGTACATGTTTTCCTTTTCTAGTTTAGACGTTCTATTAATTGTGTAATATCATATCTATAATATTTAGATAGACAAAACAATTTAGACACATCAGTTTTTATACCTTTCTCAAATTTATACAAATCAAATATTGAGTTAAAGTACACTGGGTTATCTTCTACTACTGCCTCAGCAGTAATATCTTTATTAAGTCTTACATTTTTAAATTTAAGACCTATTATCTGATTTAAAAGTTTGGCATTAGGTTTTTTCTTAAAATCCTCTACCATTCCTTTAACCATATAATCTGTTTTGACTTGCTTGTTCATATTTCTTCCTTTCTACTTCTAGCTTTTGTAAGTATTCTTCCATGGTCTTAGCTTCTATCTTGTCCATCAATTCATAAACCTCTACAAAATATGGATTGTTATCTCCAAATGTGTAACCTTTTTTTATAGAATCATCATTGATAAATTTAAGCCTTTTCTTTTTTATTAAGTCCATCTTTGGCTACCTCCATATCAAGTGCAACTAACTCTTGTTCTGCTTTAGTTATTTTTTCATTTAAGATTTGTTTAAGATCGTAAAGAGTGTATAGCCTTTCAACTATCTTTGCTCTTTTAGTTAGTTCTTTAAACTCTTTTACTAAACTCATATTATTACTCCTATAATAAATCCAACTACAAAGCATAACCACTCTCGTCTATAATAAAGTTCTAACGCTTTCCAATCAGATTTTGATTTTCCAAAAATTAACATATTGTCCTTTCTTAGTGGGGCTATTAACCCCACCGATTTGTTTATTTATACTCTAGCTTGTATTGGGTTATTTGAAAAGATAATCAAGCCACCAAGTTCTTGTAAGAACCTTGCTCTGTCATCTGATTTATCTTCGTCATTAGCTAGATTAGTTACAGCATTAGCTAAGTCATATTTAGAAGTTACAAATGTTTCTCCTACATAATGATTTAACCTTTCAAAGATACCAGCACGCTCAACATCAGATAAACCATGTTTTTTAGACAATACTTCAATTTGATGTGAGTTGATTTTTTTCTCAGTAGCTTCTTTTAACTTATCAAGGTTTTCCTGAAATAATTCAGGGTTACTGATAAGGTCTAACTGCTGACCCATCTTATCAACTATAGTTTTCCACTGCTCATCATTATCTACATCAATAATCATTTTGCCAACATGTTTAGCATAGAACTGATTTAAATATTCTGGTGCAACCATACCATTAGTACATACTAATCTATAAATAAATGGCTTAACTATTAAAGAGCCACCACCTATTTCAGAGTTTGTAATAGTGATACCACCTTGAACTAAATCACCCTCAACTACCTCGCCCTCAAGCTTTGGTAAAACAGCAGTAATATTCATGGTATCTCTATCGTAATGTGCATACTTTAACTCAGCACCCATATCCATCAACCTTTCTAATGAAGCATTAGCAACTACATCGCTATCAATTCTTTTATAACGATTAGTCAATACTGCTCTACACTCATTAATAGGTTCTTGATCATAAGTCCTAAGCATTAGTTCTCTATTCTTATTATTCTTAATCCAAAAATTAAGATTATGAGCAACTAAATCTTGGCTTACAGGTAAGCATTTTGAAATATACCTATGACCAATTTTTAATTTACTACATAAGTTGTTAAGAGAACTATCGTTAAGCACATATTCTCCTGATGATAAATGATCTACTTCTATGCTTGGATAAACATAATCATTTGTATTTACTTTCATGCCATTAAGATCA